CAGTTAAATCCCAATACGCTGAGCTAGTTACTACTGTAATAGAATTCCCAGTTGTGGCACTAGGGTTTAAAGTTATTCCTTTTTGTTGGAATGAATAATAAGGTTGATACAAGTCTCTTCCATCTGTACTAGACTCAAAGGTAAATGTCTTTACTTCAAAATCAGTAAGGCTTGTTCTCGATAAAATACGTGGCATGAAAGTTTGATGACAAATAATCATAGTGTCACCAGTTTGTGCAAAAGTTAACTCATGCAAATTACTTTTGGTAAAAGGTAAGGCGGCACTTGCTGTGTCCGCTGTCACAGTTGCAACAAGAGATAAGACTCCAGTTGTAGGATGAATATAAAAACAACGTATCTTTAAATCTTCCATAGAAATTAGATACTTCTCATCATCAGAGAAAACAAAAGGCATTAGTCTATGTTGTTGAATGTAGTTGTCTGTATCAGGGGTGGTGTCAAACTCATATATTTTAGTTGTGCCGAATCGTTTTGATAGACCACCTTCATTTTTTAAGAAAAAGTTTTCAATTTGCTTACCTGCATTTTGGTAAACATTACTATCGGTTCTTGATACTAGGTTAGGGCTTACCTCACCAAATTGGAAATTACTTATAGGAACTCTTATTTTAGGCATTAACTTGTCCTTGCTATTATAAACCTCGATGTCGTTAGCTTGGCAGTTGTGCTCTGTTGTGAGTCTAAATTCCTAGCTTTAGCCATTGCCTTGTCAGCTTGGCTTGCCATTAAAGTAGCCAATGAAGAATCTCTAGCTATAGCTGTAGCAAATACTACGGCAATAGAATACTCAACTGCCAATACAAAGTAAGATGGCCAATTAAGTTCTTCTGCTCTAAACGTATAGTCAGCAATAACAACGTCTGATGAAGACAAGTTGCTAAATACTTTGTCAGCATAAACTTGATAATCAATTAAAGTATCGTTAACTGTTACCCCGTGTAACATAAGTGTATCTGAAGGCAATTGATGTGCTATGTCCCAACGTCCAGTTGGTGCATCACTTAATGCGTTTAAGACAGCTTGCTCAGTGGCAAACCTCCATCTTGTATTCACAAGTGCGGCTCTAACAATATCTTCATACATGTTAACAGCTACAGTTGATTCAGTAGTCTGATCGTCAAATGACGAAATAGGATTAGCACCGACTAGTATTAAGGCTCTGCTACAGATATCGATCCCTGAGTTTGCTGATGTACTAGTCGTTGCCATTATTTTTTAATCCGAGTCAGTTTCTACGACTGCTGTTCCGTCACTTACGTCAACAGTACCAGAAGCATTACTTAGCACACTAACAAAATTTGTTGTAGGAGTATCGGTATCCTGAACAATAATTAAGTCACGAATGTTAAGCATATCAGAGGCATCATTAAAGTAAGCCGCAGAATTAACTGCCGCAATAGCATCAGCAGTTTGGTACATCCAAAGATTTACCCCACTACCTCCACCTATTCTAACTAGACTTGAAGCTGTAAAAGCCATATCAATTTTCCTTTCTAGTTGTTATCTAAGACTTCATAAATTCCAGTGCTATCAATAACAACGGAACCCATGGACATCATAGATGTTGCAAGGTGAGCTACTTTCTCAGGTACGTAGTTCAACTCAGTGGAGACATCAGAACCTACTCCAAGTCCTACAGATGAAGTATGATAAGACATGTTCTTACCTGCTGTCACTGCACTAGTGGAAAAGATATTAAAGCCTAGGAAATTCTTCATAGTCATGCCACCTGCGAATGGTAGGTTTTGATCCCCAACATAATCAGATGATGCAAATTCTGTTATATTAAACAGATCAGCAAAACCTTTAGGGTTCATAGCTAAGAAACGTCCACCATCTTCAGGTATATCAGCCGTACCCATTAGCTCAAATAAAGCTAGTAAGTCAGCTTTGACTAATGCACCACTAGTGTCGTTGATCTGAGTAGAGCTTGCACCTGCATCCATAGCAGTAATCAAGATTTCATCAGTCTTTCGACCAAGTGCCGCCGCCGCAGATTTAGCAACAGCTTGACGCTCATCAATATTAGTTTTGAGTTCGTCTAACTTGTCAATGTATTCTGCCGCATAGTAGTCTGCCATTGTAGCTTCCACTGTAGTATGTGTAAGTTCCATAGGAGTTACCATACCATTTCTTGATTTAGTTGAAGCCGTTCCTTTTCCAATCTTTTGAAAGCGTACAACGCTTCCTGCCACATTGCCTACAGTACGAACAGTATTTCGTAATTTACTACCGATTCTCTGGTATGCCATGTGAACTTCAGACTCGAACTGTTTTATAAAAGCTGTGTCTATTGTGTTAGCCATTATATCGTCCTTTCTTCAGTTAGGTTAATTGTAAATCTTACGAGTATCTGTTTTCTATAACACCATTTGATTGTCCGTTAGGTCGCTTAGTGTACTACAGGTCGTTGATTTAAATAATAGACATTACTTTTTCCCTTAATGCAACGCACAAAACGTATCATTGGTGTATCATCTATATAGTAAGGCTCGTCTTCAAACGTAAACCCACACCACGTTAACCACATAATAGTTTCGTGATGCTCAGCAGGAACTAAGTTTTCTATTTGTTGATAATCACCTTGAAGAAGATCACGCACGTATTTGCATCCACGCAAGAATGTACGAAAGTTATTGTTAATAGCACCAGTACCTAAAAGCCAAACCCTTCCAAAGTTAGGCTCAATAGGCACAGTCCCACACATAGCAATGCAATCGTCATCCAGTTTAAGGGAATAAGTTAACGATCCTTCGCAAGCAAACGGCTCAGTTAACGCTTCAAGTGGTGATAGCCCATGTATCATACACTCTCTACGATCTAACAATCTTAGTTTGTCAGCAATTTGCTCGGCATGATCTACAGTTGCCTTAACTAACGATAGTCTGCCAATGCGATTAAGCTCAACGTCTGCCATACAATTGTTTAAATCCATTTTCTACCGATAGAACAAAAGATTTATCACGTTTAGCAGGGTTATGATAACGCTCGTCAGACATCATCGTTTGTAATGTTGCCTCATCAAGCTTGCCAGTTACCGATGTTCCAGTCATAGGACGAGCTTCTTTAAGGTTATCCATGATATGCTCAAGAGCAATAATACCATCAGCCGATTCACACATGCGTTCAATTGCAGGCATTGCTTTTGCAGGAAAGAATTGATTGGCAAACAAAGACACCGACTCAGTACGAGCACTAGCGTTATCGCCTAATCGTTTCATTTCATCTTCCACAGTAGGGCCACTATCAACAGCGTTCTGATCCATGTATAAATTAATACCTGACTCAAATTCTTCTTGACTAAAGCCACTACTAAAAGAATGTTCAGCCCACCAGTTAAGTAATTTGTTATCAGCTACATTTTCTGTACCTAAAGCTTCAGGTATTGCATAGTCACCCACTGTAGCAGGTCGATTAGCAAAAGCTTCCTTATCTAAAGTGTCTTGATATTCTTTAACCGCTTCTTCTTTAGAAGAACCTAATTTTGTTTGAAGACTATTGTAAGCCGTAGCTAAATCTTCAGGACTTTTAAACTTTTCAGGCAACCACTCTGGACGCTCAACCGAAACTTCTTGAGTCTGTAATAGACTTCCTTGAGTTTCTTCTATTGGTTCAGCACTTTCAGTTGCAACTTGTGTTTCTTCACTCATTGTTTTTCACCTTATGTGCATGTGTTATACGAGATTCAATTAAGCCAACTAGATATCGTTGACCTTCCACATGGCGTAACTCCTCGTTTGTTACGTTAGCACCATGAACCAGTTCTATTGTTATAGAACGTAGATACTTTAAAACTTCTTTGCCCGTATCAGTGGTAAACAAATGAGCAATGTTCTTGCTTATCTCATGATCGGTTTCTCGGGTGCGTTGCATTCCATCAACGCTAATGAATGGTTTATTGTTGCTGAGGTTGTTCATTCGGTGGAGCTATCCCTTCCATATTCTGAGTCTGTCCTTGCATAGCTTGCTGTTGTTGTGCTTGAGCTTGTTGTTGTGCATACTCTTGTGCCATTTGAACAAGTCGCTTTCTTTCTTCTACATCTCTAATAAGAACATCAGGGACACCAAACTTTTTAGCAAGATAAGCCGCAGTTTCTTCTGAGTTAATAAGTATATTCATAATCTCAGGGCCAAACCTAGCTTGAACCATTTCCAAGAACCGAGCAACGGA